GACGGGCGTGGGCGCGTCGACGCGCTCGACGGCGGGCGCGGCCTGCGGGGCGATCTCGTCCCACGGGATGGTGATGTCCTGGCCGTCCTCCGTGATGACGTGGACGTGCCGGGTGCCGTCGTCGGCGGTGATGATCGGCGCGTTGTATACGACGCCGTCGTGCCACACCAGGGACGTGTTCGGGTCGCTGAATGCCTCGTGGTCGGGAACGTCGATGGGCTCGTTGCTGGTCATATCCGCCTCTCGGATGAGTCAGGCGGTAGGTTTGTGCCGCCTACCGTTTGTCGCGTGTGGGTCTCCGGCCGCACCCCCCGTATCGGACATCCGGGGGGTGCGGTTCTACTTTGTGCCGTGCGTGATGCGTCGGATCTGCGCGGGGGAGAGGCCCGTCCACCGCGACAGCGCCATGTCCGGCACTTCGTCGGCGCTCGCGGCCTCGATCGCGGCGTTGCGCTGGTTCAGTAGCTCTGCCTTCCGCTCTGTGTGCGCCTTCAGCGCTGCGGCGGCGGCTTCTACATTCTCACGGTGTCCCATGAGACAGCATGATCGCATATCCACCATGCATGTCGCAAAACCCTACGGTCATGATTTCACCGCTCTTGCGCAACGTCAGGGGCGAACCGTACCGTGGACGACTGACACGCGACACGACACGGAAGGCCCACCATGGACCACCACCGCAAGGCCAGCCACTGGACGCTGCTCGCGCTCACCTGCGCGTTCATCGGCGCCGTCACGTTCGGGTACGGCGCGCTCGTGCTCGACACCGTCGGGGACACCGCCCGCACCCTGGTGTGGGTCGCCCAGCAGTGACCCGCCGCCGCAAGCTCTCACCGTTCGGCAACGGCCCTGTCGCCGTCGTCGGCTGGTGGGTGTGGAACGTCGCCTGGTTCGGCGGTTGCATCCTCGCCACGGTGTGGCTGGGGCGGCTGCTGGTCGCCATGCTGTGGCTGGCGCTCGTGCGCGGCGTCGGCGCACCGTGAACCGCGTGTCATCCAACCCACGAGACGAAAGGAACCACAGCATGGGACAGCCACTGTTCAACCGGGGCGAGGCCGTCACGGTCAGCGGGAAGGGTGATGGGCACGTCACCTGGGACACCGACGACATGTGCGGCGTCGAGATGGACGACCCGCGCGCGGGCACCATCAGCGTCGCGAAGTCGGACGTGACCACGCGCTCATGACTCCGGCCATCGCGTCGGCCCTGCTGGCGCTCGCGGCTCTCGTGGCGGCTGTCGTCGTCATCGGGATGCTGGTCGCTGGCGCGTCGACGCGAGCGTTGGAAGTCGCGACGGGGGTGGCGCTGGTGTTCGCGGCGGGCGCTGTCACGTTCCGCATCATCGCCGCTTCCTGACATAACGGCAATTAACGGTCACACAGGGAGGAACCATGCACTACAAGATCAGCGGCCTGATCGACGAAGAGGCCGGCACCCACACGGCGCGCGTGCGCACCCTGACGGAACCGCTGAACGAGCACCCGGAGATGGACGGGGTGTATCAGCGCATCCTGGAAGAGTTCATCCCGAATGAGTTCAGCCTGGACCCCGACGCGTCGACGTTCAGCCGGCGCGACCTGGCCGACGACGAGAGCGTCGACGAAGAGGAACGGGCCTACACCTACTACGAGATGCGCGCGCTGACGGCGTGAGCTGACGAACGGCCCCGGGGAGGCAGGTCCCCGGGGCCGTTCTGCTGCGTCGCGGCGACGATCGCAGCGAGGCTGCCGAGAGATAGCGGTTGGGCAGCACACCCGCACGGCCACAAGAGGCCGACACCCCACGGTACCTACGATCGGTGCATGAGCACTGACACCAGGCCGGCAGACGACACGTGGTCGCGCATCCGGCAGCACCTGATGATCGACGCGCCGAACGCCGCCGCGAGCGCCCCCCTGAAGGCGTACTGGAAGACGGGCGAGGGCGCCGCGCGCATCCGCTGGGGCACCGATGGTGACCTGACCAGGTGCCACCGCCTGGTGACGCAAGAGGCCGGCGCCGACGCGGCCACGTTCGACGTCTGGGGGTACTGCCAGAACCTGCACCAGGAACTGTTCGGCGTGCCCAACCCCAGGGACTAAGCGGCGCTTATATTTCGGCCTTTTTGCTGCCTGACCTGCGGGAACGTAGGGACACTTCAGAGGCCACCCAGGCGGGGCCTTTCGGTCCACACGTCGACGGGTCCGACGTCGGATTGCCGCATGCGTTCCAGGCCCTGGGACGTTGAGTCGACGATGTCGTCGTGCTCCCCGGTGGGGAACGCGGCCAGCTCCGTGACGAAGTCGTCGACGAAGCCGCGACCCTCCGGCAGGTTGACCTGGTGGGCCTCGACCAGCGGGGCCACGGACTGCGCGCGGACGACCTTTGACCCGTTCGCCGCCGTGACGGGGACAGCGACCACGCCGTTCAGCTCGCGCTGCAACGTCGAGATCGCCGCCGCGCCGTTCGCGGCACGCTCGACCAGGTGAGCGGTGGCCTGCGGGAATCGGCCGATGAACGCGCGCATGCGGTCGAGCTGCACGGTGAACGGCCCCCGGAACCTGACCATGTCCAGCAGGTAATACTGGTTGCCGGTGCGCTGCCACGCGGTGCCAACGCACCAGTCCCCCGTTTCCTCTCCCCCGGTGCCGAAAGTCAGGTCCCAGCTCGTGATGACCTGGTCAGCGGCCGGCAGCTCGATCGGGTTGTAGTACGCCCACCACGCCAGCTTGAAGATCGTTCCGTCGACGTCGCCCGGGTGCTGCTGGTAGAGCGCGTTGAAGACGGATGTACCAACCGACCGCTTCGTCTTCTCCCATCTGATGAGAGCGTCCGCCGGCGTCTCGTGCGTCTGCACGGACAGCAGCGGTTCACCGACCGCACGGCCCAGGCTGTCGCCGGGTTCCGCGATGGCCGGCATCACGAGCTGCTGCCACGCGTCTTCGGTGTCCTTCAACAGCCGGCCGTTCAGGTCGTCTTCGTGCCACCTGGTGGCGATCGACAGGACGATCGAGCCGTTCTGCCGCATGCGTGGCTTGACCACCGACTGCCACATCGACCAGACCTTGTCGCGCATCGTCTTGCTGTACGCGTCGGCCATGTGCTTGATCGGGTCGTCGATGATCGCGACGCGGATACGGCGACCGGAGAGGCTGCCCGTCAGGCCACGCGCGAGCACGCCGCCGCGCCCGCCCACGGTCCACGACTTCACGCCACCGATGGACTTCGCGGCGCCACGCTGGTCGTACTGCATCTTCACGTCCAGGCTGAACTTCTCCGCCAGGGACGCTTCGGCCGAGATGAGCGCGATTTCCCAGGTGGGACGGTTCAGGGTGAGCCACAGCGGGAAGATGACGGACGCGATCTGCGACTTCCCGGACCCGGGCGGCATGCTGATGATGACGTTGGTGTCGAGCCCCTTATCCGCGCGCTCGACGGCGCGCCCCAGGGTGTCCATCAGGGCATCGGTGTGGGGCCGGGTGATGTACGTGGGGCCGACGACGTCGCGGGCCAGGTCGTACATGCCCATGGACGCCTGCCGGCACGCTTCCAGGCGCTGCACGAGCGCCATGCGCTGCATCGGGGTGCTGTCGGCGTACAGCCGCCGGACTTCGTCGTCCGTGAGGCTGCACAGGACGTCAGTCCCCGGCGCTGGTGGTGCCGGCGTCGTCGTCGTCATCGTCGTCATCCTGGGGTCGTCGTTCGGCCAGGATCGCGTTCAGCTTCTCGTCGAGCTGCGCGTTGGCGCCCTGAAGGGTGATCGCCTGGCCGGGGACGTGGCCGGTGCGGTCCAGGATCGAGTTCGCGGCCCGGACGCGGTCGGCCGCTTTCTCGTTCACGTCCGACACGATCGTGCCCAGGGCGCGCATCGCTGCCTCGACGTAGTCGAACAGGCTGACGGTGGTGCGCTCGACGCGGCGTTCGGGGTGGTCAGCGTGGTGGCCGCAGTAGTCGCCCACGGTGGCGACGTTGCCGCACCGCCGCTTCGCGTGCTCGCCGCCCACCATGTGCTTGCAGTAGTGGTCCTCACCGTCGGACATCGGCGTTACCTCCCCATTTGTCGTCAGCGGTGCAGCCGTTCGTCGACGCCTGCCGTCAGTCCTGTCAGTGTGCTCGCTGCCCACATGATGACGAACGCATCGACGGCTGTGAATGGGTGTGCGATGGCCCACACACCCCACGTCAGGCCGGCGGTGAGCCAGAACCCCAGGCACCAGGGGCACGACCACAGGGAGTCGATCCACTGCACGACGGGGTGCGTGGACTCGCGCAGCCGGGAGTGCAGCGGGTAGGTGATGGTGTCGACGGCCGCTAGGCGCCACAGCCGGAAGCCGGCGAGGCCCAGCAGGATCGTCCAGGTGATCAGGGTCATCAGCGGGGCCTTCCGATACGGCGCGCTGCGGGCGCCATGGCTGGTGCTTCGGGGACGACACGGTTGCCGTTCTCCGTCTTCAGGACCCGGTACCGCATGCGTCGCTTCGCCATGGACTGGCGCGGGTCCTGCGCCTTCGGGTTCGCGGTGCGTGCGTGGTCGGGAACGCCGGCCAGCTCGAACGGCGACAGCGCGGTGAGGCCGGCGCGGCGTAGGTGCGGCTCGACGGCGGTGGCGAACGAGTGATCGTGCGACGACAGCCACGCCTGCGTGGGCGGGAGGATCTTCGGGGCGTAGGTCTTGGGGTCGTGCATGCTCGTGCCGCCCAGGTTCGCCAGGTTGCCGTACAGGGTGCGGACGTGGACCGCGTCGGATCGCAGGCTGCCGGCGATCGTCAGGGCGCGGCGCATCTGCCGCTTGTGCACCAGCAGGGGCGTGTGGATGTCGTAGTTGTACAGGACGCGGCCGGGAAGCATGCGCTTCAGGGTGGCCTCTGCCTCGCGCAGGCCCTGCGCCCATTTGCTGGTCCAGGTGGCGAACATCGGGGTGACCAGGTCGCAGCGGCCCCGGTGGATCGGGGGCAGCTCGTGGATGGGGTGCAGGACGAAGAAATCGTCGTTCCACATCACCCAGGGGTCGGACACGCGGGGGTCGTCGCAGGCCCACTTGTAGTGGGCGCGGGTGGTGCGGTACTTCGTGGTCATCGTCGGCCGGCGGACGGCCGTCAGGCGGGGGTGGTCGAGCTTCAGCCACTGCGGCCACGCACCGACGACCCATATGTGCCGGTAGTCGAAATTGCGTTCGATCGAGCGCAGCGCGTACCGCAGCTCGCGGTTGTTGCCGGCGCGGCATGGGATGACGACGTCGGGTGCGTCCTCGCGGTAGGGCATCGGTCCCCCTGGGCGGTGGTCGTTGGTGTTCGCATCGTAGGCGTGGCCGGGGCCTGTGGCGTGGATCTTCACCAGACGACGCGGCGAGAACCTTTCCGAACATGTTTGCTTCGGTGACGTTCGATATGTCAACATGGACGTTCGAGCCTGGATACCGAGACCGGGCCGTGTGAAGGGACAACTACCGTGATGTACTCCGCCGGCGCCGGCTTCGTGGCGCTCGTGTTCTTCGTCATGATGATCCGGAAGAACAAGACATCAGGCCCCTGGGCTATCG